ATACTTCGTTAAAAATGTATTATCATTCTTCGCAGCATCAGACGGAATTGTGAATGAAAACTTGGCGGAAAACTTCTACCGAGAAGTACAATATCCTGAGGCGAAGTTCTTTTACGGGTTCCAATTGGCGATGGAAAACATCCACTCACTTATGTATTCATTATTGATCGATACATACATCAACAACCCAAAAGAAAAAGATGAATGTTTCAACGCGATCGATAGATTACCGGCAGTTCAGAAAAAAGCGAAGTGGGCATTAGAATGGATTGAAAAGGCATCATTTGCAGAAAGATTAGTTGCATTTGCCGCTGTTGAAGGTATCTTTTTCTCAGGTTCATTCTGTTCTATTTTCTGGTTGAAATCAAGAGGAATTATGCAAGGTTTATGTAATGCTAACTCACTTATCTTTAAAGATGAGAACTTACATTGTGATTTTGCAATTCACTTATTGAATAATCACTTAGAGAATAAACCTTCTGAAAAACGAATCAAAGAGATTTTATTGTCGGCACTTGAAATTGAAAAGGAATTTATTACCGAATCACTTCCTGTTTCTTTGATCGGTATGAACTCAAACTTAATGAGACAATATCTTGAGTTTGTTGTTGATGGACTATTGGTTAAGATGGGTTGTAGTAAAGAATTTAACGTAGAACAACCATTCAAGTTCATGGAACAAATCGCAGTTGAAACTAAAGGTAATTTCTTTGAATCAAGAACAATGGAATATCAGAAGGCAAAACTGAATGAAACAATAACATTTACAGACGACTTTTAAATATTAGATTATGTCATTAAAAATTATTAAACGAGGTGGTGAGATTGTCTCATTTAATCCACAAAAGATTTACAATAGAGTAAAACGATCTGCGAAAGGTTTGAATGTAAATTCAGACGAGATCTTTATTAAAGTTATCACTTCAGTACCAACTGAAGGTGAAGTAACAACAAAAGAACTTGACAAGTTGGTTTACGAGATTGCAGCTTCTTATACCGGTAGTCACCACGACTATTCAAGACTAGCATCATCTGTTGCAATTTCTTCATACCATAAAGAAACAAATGATAGTTTTTCACAGACTATGATGCAACTTTATGAGGACGGAATTATCAATGAGAAACTTATTGAGACCATTAAAGAATACGGTGAAGATACAATTGATGCAGTAATTAATCACGAAAATGATTACAACTTCGATTACTTCGCTTGGAGATCATTACAAGAAATGTATCTATTGAAAAGACCAAACGGTAAAGTTATTGAAAGACCACAACATATGTACATGAGAGTTGCGTTATGGGTTACTTCAAACATAACCGATGCGTTTGAATACTACAGATCATTATCAGAGCAATTAATCTCAAAGGCGACACCAATTATGATTAATTCAGGTACTAAAGTTCCTCAATTGGCATCTTGTGTACTTCATTATAATGATGCGGACTCAAGAAAAGGTTTATTAGATACTTTAACAGATATTTCTACATTCTCATCAGACGCTGCGGGTATTGGACTTTCTATGTCTAACATCCGTAGTAAAGAAAGTAGAATTTCTAGTTCAGGTGGATATGCAGGTGGGTTATTGAAATATCTTAAGATTGTAAACGAATCACTTAGATTCTTCAACCAACAAGGACGTAGACCAGGTTCGGCGGCGATTTATCTTGAGCCTTGGCACAAAGATATCTTTGATTTATTAGATATTAAAAAGAATACAGGTGCTGAAGAATTAAGAGCTCGTGATTTATTTACAGCACTTTGGATTCCTGATAATTTTATGAGAGCGGTAAGAGAAAATACTGATTGGTATTTGTTCTGTCCTAATGATATCAAGAAAGCTGGACTAAAACCATTACAAGAATGTTATGGTGATGAATACGAAGAAGTGTATAACCAAGCGGTATCTATGGGTCTTGGTAAGAAAGTTAAAGCTCAAGACATTTGGACCAAAGTTATTGAATCTCAAGTTGAGACTGGTGTCCCTTACTTATGTTCTAAAGACAATGCAAATAGGAAAACCAATCACCAAAACATTGGTGTGATTAAGCAATCAAATCTTTGTAATGAGATTTATCAGTACACTGATGAAGAAACAACAGCGATCTGTACCTTATCATCTATGGTATTAAAAAACTTTATTAAGTCAGGAAAGTTTGATTTTGAACTTCTATTCACTGAAGTTAGAAAAGTTGTGAGATCACTCAACAAAGTTGTTGATATTAACAACTACTCAACTGAAAAAGGTAGAAAAGGTGGTTTAGAACAAAGAGCAATTGCAATTGGAACTCAAGGTTTGGCGGACGTGTTCTATTTGATGGATTATATCTTCACATCTGAGGAAGCCAAGAAATTGAATAGAGATATCTTTGAAACTATCTATTACGCGGCTATCTACGAGAGTAATCAATTATGTATAAACGGTGATTATAAACCATATTCACATTTTGAAGGGTCACCAATGTCACAAGGAGTATTCCAATTTGATATGTGGAACGTTGATGAAACACAACTTTCAGGAATGTGGGATTGGAATAAATTAAAAGAAAGTGTTAAATCTCACGGTGTTTGTAACTCATTATTCACGGCACAAATGCCAGTAGCATCTTCGGCTAAGATCACAGGATCTTATGAAATGACAGAACCCGCACACTCGGCAATTTTTAATAGACGAGTTGTTGGTGGTGAGATCATGATTGTGAACAAATATTTAATCGCAGACTTTGAAAAAATAGGTATATGGTCTGAGGATTTGAAAAATGAAATTATTATGAATGAAGGATCGATTCAAAATATTAATTTCAACAACTACTTAGATCCTGAAGATAAAAATTACAATAAGAAAGTTAAACGAATTGAACATTTGATACCTAAATACAAAACAATTTGGGAGATATCACAAAAACAACTTATTGATATGGCTGCGGACAGAGCACCATTCATTGACCAATCACAATCGATGAATATATATATGTCTAACCCAACATTATCGAAGATTACTTCATCACACTTTCACTCTTGGGAAAGAGGTTTGAAAACACTTTGTTATTATGTTAGAACCAAGGCAATCTCAACAGGAGCAAAACACTTAGCGATGGATATTTCAAAAAAACAAAAACCAAAAGTAACACCTGAACCACCGAAAGTTGAATATAGTAATTTAAATCTACCACAGAAACCTGAAAATTCGGATTTCGAATGTTTTGGATGTTCTTCCTAAAAATTAAAAATCACCAAGAAATTGGTGATTTTTTTTTATATAGGATATTTATAAATAAAAATTATTATGAAGAAAGTAGTAAGGTTGACTGAAAATGATTTAACTAACATAGTTAAACGAATTATAAAGGAAGATGCTGAGGATTCTATGGTATCAAGAAAAGTTGAAAGGATTGTTGATTCACCTAAAGTACAAATGAAATTAGAAGATATCGTATCTAATCTATCTGATCGTGAAATAAACCAAATTAAGAACGTTTTAGATAATTTAGGTATTAATGAATATACATCGGCTAAAGAAGCTCACGATGCGGTTAAAGACCTTGCAAGTGAAGCTATGGACGGTGAAATGAGTGAAGAAAATGAGAACGAAACACCTAAAGAAAAGTTAGGTAGAATATTACGTAATATTGGTGCTGCCAACATCGGAAATTGGGGTGGAGTACCAGCGGCTATTTTAATAGCATCAATGACAGGATTTCCTGCAGGACTTGCAATTAGTTGGGGTGTATCAGGTTTATTATTAGGACTTGCTAAAGTATTGGATCCTGATAAACCAGAAAACGCGTAATATAATATATCATATATAAACCCTCCCCAAAAAGGAGGGTTTTTTATTTGTTCTAATTTTTACTTAAAAAAAACCTAACCTATATTTATATGTGATATGGCAAATGGTATTACATACGGTATTTCTTTTCCTTTTGTGGATTCATTCACAGGTAGGTATTTGGACGTAACAAATTCTACTGAAGGTGAAATTAGATCTGACTTAGTTCACTTACTTTTAACAAGAAAAGGATCAAGGTATTTCTTACCCAATTTTGGTACTCGTCTTTATGAGTATATTTTTGAACCTTTAGATGGGCCAACGTTTTCGGATATTGAATCTGAAATAAGAGACACAATTGGTAATTACATGCCAAATCTACAAGTTACTAATATTACCGTTGAACCGGCATCTGCGGGATTAGAAGATAAAGGATTTACGGTAAATCAAGATGGTGAACGAGAATTTAAAGTTACCAATATTGCTCAATTAGAACACACAGCAAGAATTAAAATAGATTACAGAATAACGGATTCTGCTTTTGAATCTAGTGATTTTATCATTATTAATATTTAATAGTATATGGCAGAAAAGAATATATCTTATACAGTCCGAGATTTTCAAGGAGTAAGAACTGAGTTAATTAACTTCACTAGAACGTATTATCCTGATCTCGTTCAAAACTTTAACGATGCGGGTATTTTCTCTGTGATGTTAGATTTGAATGCGGCAGTTACGGATAACCTTAACTTCCAAATAGATAGAAGTATCCAAGAAACCGTATTACAGTTTGCGCAACAAAAGAACTCCGTTTATAATATTGCAAGAACTTATGGTTTAAAAGTACCGGGTCAAAGACCGTCAGTTGCTTTAGTTGATTTTTCAATTACAGTTCCCGCTTTCGGAGATAGGGAAGATTTAAGATATTGTGGTGTTTTAAGACGAGGATCCCAAGTTAATGGAGCTGGGCAACCTTTCGAAACGGTATATGATATTGATTTTGCTTCACCAATAAATGCTGAGGGATCACCAAACCGAGTTAAAATACCAAACTTTGACTCAAGTGGTAAACTTATTAATTATACGATTCTTAAACGAGAAGTTGTTGTTAATGGTATTACGAAAGTTTATAAGAGAGTAATTACCGCTAACGATGCTAGACCTTATTTAGAATTATTCTTACCTGAAAAAAATGTTTTGGGTATTACAAGTGTTTTACTTAAATCAGGAACACAATACTCAACAATACCACAACCACAAGATTTTATCACCGTAGGTCCTGAGAGATGGTTTGAGGTGGATGCTTTGGTACAAGATAGAGTTTTCATTGAAGACCCTACTAAAGTATCTGACCAACCTGGTATTAAAGTAGGTAGATATATAACAACATCAAACAAATTTATTAGTGAGTATACACCTGAAGGTTTCTGTAAAATGACCTTTGGTGGTGGTAATATCTCCGCAGAACAACAATTAAGAGAATTTGCCCGTGATGGTAAAGGTTTTGATTTAAGTAGATATACCAATAACTTTGCTATGGGTGCTGCTTTGACACCAAACACGACTCTATTTGTTCAATATAGAATTGGTGGTGGATTATCAAGTAACTTAGGTATAAATACAATCAACCAGATTGGTACTGTATCATTTGCGGTTAATGGTCCATCAGATTCTGTCAACAGAAGTGTTATTAATAGTTTACAATGTAATAATGTGACTGCGGCTATTGGAGGTGCTAACCTACCAACAACTGAAGACGTGAGAAACATGGTTGCATTTAACTTCGCGGCTCAAAATAGAGCGGTTACGGTTAATGACTACAACTCAATTATAAGAACAATGCCTTCTCAATTTGGTGCACCTGCTAAAGTGGCAATCACTGAAGAGAACAATAAAATAAAAATTAAAATGTTATCTTACGATACAAGTGGTAGTTTAACGAACGTAGTTTCAAACACATTAAAACAAAACGTCGCAAATTACCTATCAAATTATCGTATGATAAATGACTACATTTCAATAGAAGCAGCAGAAACGATAGATCTTTCAGTTACGGTTGATGTTGTTTTAGATAATAGTCAAAATCAAGGTGCGGTTAT